AGCTTCCGCTGATCCTAGCTTTCAACATCACCAGCTACCAGAAGAGCCAACTAAAAAAATTGTGACGTAACACAGTATAGTTTATATGTACAAAAAAATTCCCACCTACAAGATCTCAGCAGACGAGCTGAACGAGGACATCGATGCGATAGCGTCGACATCCAGGCCGGCCATTATGATCAAGGGCGTCAAGCTCTCCGCTCAGGACGCACCAAGGCCAGCCGTCTTAACGTTCGCCGAGGACAAAGAGAGAAAGGTGATTGCAGGGCCTGCTATGATACCAGACATGGAGATCTACAGGAACGACGAGATGGGAGAGTACAACGTGCAGTTCTCAGCGGAGGTCATAGCGACACTCGTGGAGAAGTTCGCGAGGAAGAACGTTTCAAACTTCAACGTAGAACACAACGAGAAGAAAGAGGCACCGCTGTTCGTGATGGAGCACTGGATCGTGGAAGACCCCGAGATGGACAAGTCCAGGACGTTCGGCTTCACAGACCTGCCAAAGGGAACCTGGTTCATCATGGCGAAGTGTACAGACGATAAGTACTGGGAGAACGAGATCAAGAAACAAGACAAGACGGGGTTCAGTATTGAAGGAATCCTGGGATTAAAACTAACCAAAATAAACATGAAGAAAGAATTCAAGAACGTTAAGCGTTTCTCAGCCATCAAGAAGTTCGAAGAGGTCGAGGGCGTAACTCCCGAAGACGCAGTCGTAACGGTTGCCGCTGACGAGATAGCTGTCGACGCACCGGTGACGGTGGTGGACGAGAACCTAGATGTCGTAGAAGACTATTCTGGCGAAGTGCTCATCGAGGGCGACGTGGTGAACATCACCGACGGCGTAATCACATCAGTTGAGCCTGTAGAAGAGCCTGTAACAGAGGACGAAGCTCCGGTTGAAGCGGCAGTTGAGGACGAAGTTCCAGCAGAAGAGGTTCCAGCAGAAGAGGTTCCAGAAGCAACTACCGAAGAGGTGGAAGCGGTAGGACTAGACGAAGCGGCAGTGCTCGCGATCATACAGCCTAAGCTAGACGAGATCTACGCAGCTATTGCAGCTATGCAGGTCGAGGCAGAGGCGCCTGACGAAGAGGCTCCCGTGATGATGTCAAAGTTGGACCGAAAGGTTCAGGCTCTGTCTCTGATGAGCAACTACCTAAAATAAAAACTTCGTTGCACAGTAATACGTGAAAGCGAAATTAAAAACAGCGGAAATCCTCCGTTAAAATAAAAAATTATAATATGTCTAAGAAATTGAAATTTGATATGACCGTGGAAACTGCGGCATTGCTTTGTCCTAACCCACTTGAGTGGTTCATAAAAGCTACCCTTGGTAACGAGGATTTAGCTGAGTTCAGACAGGTTCCAGACGCGAAGGAGTCCACTAAGTTAGGCGTTCTAACGTTCACTAACCCGATCCAAGAGTTCGGCTGTACGTTCACAGCGACAGCATCTGACCTTGACGCGATCACAATCACACCTTGTAAGCTTTCGATCATGACTGAAACATGTCAGGACGATTTAGAGTCTTCTTTCGTTGCTCAGTGGATGAGAGCAGGATCTAACATGGCTGACTTTGCTCCGGCAAACTTTATGTCACACTATTACGACGTGCTTGCAGGCCAGACTAGAGACGGTCTTGCACTAATCGCATGGCAGGGTGACACATCTTCAACGGTGTATCCTTACAAGCTTTGCGACGGTTTAGAGAAGAAACTCTTAGCAGACGCTGCTGTACTCGATGTTGCTAACACCACATTGACTGCTGCAAACATACTTGCTCAGATGGCCGCTGTTAAGGCTGCATTGCCAGCATCTATATCTTACAGAACTGCAGACCTACGATTGTTCATGGGCCCAGCTGCTGCATCACTTTATCAGCAAGCTGCATCCATTCTTCCAAACGCATCTGTTTCAGAAGCATACCCACTTCAGTACCAAGGAATCAAGATCGTCATCGCACCAGGAATGAGTGCTGACAAGATGGTTCTTACTTTAGGTCAGAACTTGGTTTACGCTTACGACTTACTAGGTGACGTTTCTGAGATCAATACGATCAACATGAAGGCGACGACTGGAGATGCTACGATCAGAACAAGAACTGACTTCAAGTTCTTCGTTGGATTCACAAACCCAGAAGAAATTGTGTTTTTTAATTGATAGAAACTAATTTTTCTTCCTTCGTATAATATATAAAAAAATGACGAAGGAAGAAAAATTAAAGTTAGCTATCGGAAGAGGGTATAAGTATGACAAAGAAACTGGTATTGTAACTACACCTACCGGTAAAGAACTAAACAAAACAAATAACGTTGGTTATATTTATTTAAACCCATACAAAGATGGTAAAACACATCTTATTTTAGTGCACCAATTTGCTTGGTATTGTGTTAATAATGAAATTGTTGAATGTATAGATCATAAAAATCAGGTTAAAACTGATAATTGGATTGAAAATTTGCGTTCTGTTTCAAAATTACAGAATCAATGGAATCAGAAAGTTAGAAAGGGTTATACATTTAACAAAAGAGATAACAACTGGACAGCTCAAATGGGTTTCAAAGGTAAAAGGATATTCATTGGTAATTTTAATACTGAGGAAGAAGCGCACGAAGCTTATCTTAAGACAAAACAAAAATTTCGTGATGAAATTTTCAATATAACAACATAATTTTATGAGCTGTAATACTTTAACAGGTTCTACCAAGGACTGCGGACCAAATGTAAAGGGCATCAAGGCGATATACATCGCTGACCTATTGGACGTATCAACAACTACTGTTGTTGCCGGCGTGGTAACCGCCATAACAATGTCTGCGACGTCTCCTGCCGGGCTCTTCTACAAGTACGAGTTCAGAAAGACTTCCGGATCTAACTACACCGAGGATCAGGTCGATCCAAGCGTTGGCCTAGACGGCTGGGCACAGGTCGTAACCTTGATCTTAAACAAGAGAGAGATCGACACTCGTAACGAGATAGCGGTGCTTGCTGAAGGATTCAGGGATCTTGTTTTCATAATTCAGGACAATAATGATAATTATTGGTACTTCGGAGCGGCTAACGGTCTTAACCTTACTGCGACCACAGGTGGTTCAGAATCAGCTAATTATACTATGACCTTCACTGGAGAGGAAACTTACCAGGCTTACAAGTTCACGTATTCGTTGCTAGCTGCAATAATCTAAGGTAGTGAAAAAGATAGTCTTCACGCAACAGGAGATCTGGAACGCCATGCGGCACAAGATCGAGAAGAGCAAGAAGCTGTACACACGAAAGATAAAACACAAGGTGTCTGCCCGAAAAGGCGGGCACTTTTCTTTTGCAGCGGCACCGTCAGACGCACAGTATTAGAAAGACATTTATAACAATGATATACATAGAAAAGGGAAGCGTAAATCAGGTGGTGTTGGTACTCTGGGAGGCCGTCACGATGGCGAGCCCTTACTTCATCTTCCGCTTCACGAACGTGTCGACGGCCGAGGTGCAGATATTCACGGCGCCGTCCACACAGATAACTGACTCCTACACGCTGTTCGCGATTACCGAGCAGCCTACGGGACTGGACCCGATGACGGGAATAGTGAGCCTTACTTCAGGCCAGTGGGCCGGTGAGGTGTACGAGTCTGCCACGGAGAGCCTAGACCCGGACGACTGGGACACGCTCCTGAAGACATCGATGGTGGTGGTCGACGGCGCGGATTCGACAATAAACGAAATATACAGGTAACAATATGGGATTTCAATTTTTAGGGATGCAATTTGGTGCTCCTCAAGTGGAGGCAAAGTACTCCGTTAGTAACGTGACGTACGCCAACGGCGATCTGTCAAAGCCTTACATCAACGAGCAGGTGATAGGAGGCGGAGGATACGTGCTTTTCGGCGTGGACAACCTGTACCCCGATTTGCTCGGGAGCATGTACTACACTAGTTCCTTACACAGAGCGATATGCGACTTCAAGCAGTCGCTTGTCTCAGGATCTGGCTTCACGGTAGACTTCACCGGCACGACCGCGATCGATAAAATCGAAGAGGCCAAGGTCATCCGTCACATCGACCAGAACTACAAGAGGATAACACAGGACGCCATCGTGCACGGCAGGATGTACCTGAGAATGCAGTTCGACGATAAGGGCAAGCTGCTCTCTACAAACCGTCTGGAGCCGATAATGATAAGACACGCGCTGTCAGACATCTACGGCAACGTGTACAAGGTGTTCTTGAAACGAGACTGGCAGAGGGGATCTGGCGTAACAGAGCTTCCCGTATACGACAGGAAGAAGATACAGAAGGACTGCGTCTTGATGAAGCAGATAAGCTCCGCGGGCATGCTGACGTATGCCATCCCAGGCTACGCCACGGCGGGCAACTGGATATTCCTAGACGGAGAGTCTTCTTACCTACAGAAAAGCAACATACAGAACTCTATTAACCCATCGTTCATACTCAACTTCCCATCTACGCCTGCAAACAAGGAGGCCAAGAAGAAGATGAAGGAGGAGATACAGGACGCCAAAGGAGCGGCGAACACCGGTAGGGTGATAACTTTCTTCTCACAGAACAGGGACCAGATGCCAGACATCATAACTGCGCAGCCTTCTCAGAACGACAAGCTGTTTGCTCAGACCTCTAAAGATCTGAGGGACGCGATATGCTTCGCCCACGAGATCAACCCATCCATAATGGGCATAAAGACGGCTGGACAGCTCGGCAACACCGAGGAGATCAAGACGAGCTTCAAGATATTCGAGGCCGTGGTCATCGAGCCAATGCGGGAGATAGTGGAGGAGTTCTGGGACGAATTCATCGACATCGCAAACAAGTCCGGACGCATCAAGTTTTCCGGGGTAGACCTTAAACTAAACTGATAATATGAGCCTATACTTTATAACGCAGACCTACCTCCAAAGTCAAACGGGCATCAGTGCCAACGTGGACGCTGCCAGCATAATGCCTTTCGTGCAGCCTGCAGCTGAGCTTCACATGTCACTGATCTTAGGCCGAGAGTACTTCGACTACCTGGTAGCAAAATACAACGCGCAGACTTTGACCGCTGCCGAGATACTGCTCGTCGCACACATAGCCCCTGCCGTCGCGTGGAGGGCCGCCGTTATAGCGATGCCTTTCAACTGGTCGCAGTGGAAGAACAAAGGTCCTCAGACGCAGTCTGGCGAGTTCAGCCGTGAGATCGACGAGAAGATGCTAGCGTTCATGCTTCGCAAGTACGATGACATGGCGATGTACTACGAGAACAGGGTGACCAAATTCTTGAAGCTCAACGAGGACGACTATCCTGGATGGACAGCCGAATCTAACAAGGACGACACTGCGCCAGACGAGACCAGCTCTTGGGACAACGGGGGCATGATGACAATATAATTTTTATTTATGAACGAACTATTCTTAGAA